ATTTAATATTATACTATTTAATAGTATAAATATATATAGTATATACCCTTTATTATAATAATTGGTTTATATATATACTTTTTAATTATTGACATATATTGATAAAAAATTGAAAATATAATATAAATTAGAAATAACTATAATATATAATGGAAGATTTAGATAAAGATTTACGAGAATTAGAACAAGAAGAGACAATAATTCCACAAAAAAATAAAAAAGGTAAAATAAATATAATTGATAAAACACATCTAAATATTATAAAACAAGAAGATGTGAATAATATTTTACCAAATACTTTATTAGATGATAAATTATCAAATTTTTTAAAAGGAGAAATAGACGTTATAAAAAAACCATTGAAAAAAATTATTGATAATATGCTAAAAACATGTGAATATATGAACGGTGATAGTTTGGAGAGACACAATTGGGGAGAAAAACCGAAAAAATTAAAATATATCCCAAAAAATAAATATAGTGAAGAAGAACAACAAAAAATAAAAAAAAATAAAAATATAATTAATTCTATTAAAAAAAATAAAGAAGAAAATATTGATTCATCAAATATTGAATTGCTTTGGGGAGATATACAATTAGGAAAACGATTACATGCTTGTATAATAATGTGGTTTTCTATTTTTATTTTAAAAAGACCTGTCATATATATATTCCGCAATTTAAAAATTGACCAAAAACAATTACAGGATGATATTTTAGGAACTGATGAATTTAATTTTAATACACAATTTATAAAAAAAATTTTTAATTTATTCAATCAAGAAATTCAAGAATTTTTTGATAATGAAGAAGATAGTGATAGATATAAAAAATTTAAATTAACTGAATTAAGAGACATTAACAATGGTGACATATTAAAAAAATTAAATAATAAAGATGCAATAAATCCAACCGATATTTTTTGTTGTTTAATGAATGATAAACAAATGGATAAAATAAACGATAAATTTAATGATTATATTCTTGAAAATGAAGAATTAGCCAATATCACTTTATTGGTTGATGAAAGTGATTTATTTTCTCCGACCTCTACAAATGATACAAGTAATAAAAAAGATATAGAGCAAACTACTAAATCAGAACAATTATTAGTGAAAATTTATAGTAAAGTTAAATATGCATTACATATTACAGGAACTGCTCATTCATTATTGTATAATATCACCACAAGATTAAATGAAAATGAAAGTCTTCAAATACCAATATCTAAAGTTCATAAAATGAAAAGAGCAACTGATTATTATGGATTATTTAGTGAAAAAATAATATTTAATACTGAACATATTACAAATTGGTGGTCAAAAAACGAAGAAAATTGTAAACAAACATATACAATTGAAAAAGATTATGGAATAAATATTAAAAATATAATTAATGTAATATTGGAAAGAAAAAATATGAAATATAACTCATTGTTAATTTCTGAAGAAAAAATAAGGGTTAATCAATTTAAGATTGCTGAAAAAATATTAAAAGATTTTAAAGATATATTTGTAATTGTTTTTCACGGTAATTGTCTCAGATTTTATTTTTCAAAAAAATATTTACAATTAATAAAATTTTATTCACAAAAAGAGAAAAGATTACATAATGCAGATGGAGTATTTGGTTCTCCCAAGGATTATAATAATTATCATTATTATAATATTGATACAAAAAAATATAACATTAAACAATTGTATAAAATCATGAGGATGTTATTTAATGATGAACAAATAAAATCAAAAACAGTAATTACAATCACTGGTAAATATGGAGAAAGAGGATATTCTTTTACAAGTGATGACTATGGTGACAATTCATTTCATTTGACTGACCAATACTTTGTATCTCATGCCAATTTTAATTGTACTGATATATCACAACGATTAAGATTACAGGGAAAATATAACGATAATCCAGAATTAACATTATGGACTACTATAGAATTGCAAGATGTAATTCAAAATTTTTATGTTAAATTTATTAAATTAATTGAAAAAGATATTATGAAATGTCAAAATTGGAAAAAAATAAAAAAATTAATTGAAAATATATTAGACAATGGACAATTAAAATTACATAAATATATGAAACATTTAGACGTTGTAAAAAAAAGAAAAAATATACAAGTTAATAAAAGATTTGATAAATCAATGAGAGGTTTTAAACTAATACAAATTGACGATATGACTAATGAAGAAATATCAAAATGGTGTAAAGAAACAAACTTACCTGAATATATATGTATAAATGAAATTAAAAGTGATTTATCAATCGATGAATTTATTAATAAATATGGAACTACCAAAGTTGAACATAAATTTATACCAATTAATAAAAATATATTACCAAATGACATATCAACTGAATTTTTAAATGAATTACTAAAAAAAGAAAATCTAAAATACGATATAAGTAAAAGTTGGTTATCCGAAAGAAAACAGCATTTAAAAAATAATAAATTTTGTGAACCGAGAAATAATAAGTGGGAAATAAAAACAATTAATGACATCGAAAATGATGAATTATATGGTATTGGAAAAAATATAAATGATAATTCACGAAAAACATTTTGTTACGATAATGAACAACTATATCTATGTATAAAACATTATGGAATGCAAAAAACATTTCCAAGAGAAACTAAGAATTATATTGAAAAAAAAAAATCCCATATTTCAAAGAAAATAAAATAGTATATTACTCTTTATTAAAATATAATAATGAAGATATGCCAAACAAATATTATTTTAAAACATTAGATAATTGGTTATATTTGTATGACCCTGAAAAAGAAAAAAATGATATAGTATCAATTAAAATTAATGATGAAATATTTTATGATGATACATCAACAAAAACTGATAAAAGTGATACAAAAATTATAAATAGTAGTAAGACAACTAAACAAAATGTTAATAATATTAATATTTTTATTGATAAATGTATCAAAAAAGCAGACAAGCATAATCTGCGTTATGGAATAAAGGATATTTATAAAAAATATACAATTTGGTGTCAAAATACAAATAATATTTTAGATACAGAAAAAAATTTTAAAGATCAATTAGAAATTAAAAATATAAAAAAAGAAAAAAGTAAAGGTATAGACATTAATGGTAAAAATGGCAAACGAGGTTATAATATCGATGTCGTAATATAATTTATTTAAAATTATTACTTTATAAAAATTAAGGTATCATGCAAAATTATATTATTAATTCATTCAAACATAACAATAAAAAAACATTAAATGATATTTATATTTATATTTTAAAACATTGTAAAAACTTAGTAAAAGAAGATTTGATAAAACAAATAAAATTTTTTATAAAAAAAAATATAATGGCAATGAATGATGGCTATTATATATTGACAAATGAAGGAACTGTTATTTTAAAAGATAATATATATTATAATTCAAAAATTATATATGATTTTGTCTTAAAAAAATTAAGTAAAAAAAAATATAGTTTAAGAGAGACTAGATTAGAACAACAATCATTAAGAAAATATTTAATTCAATACAAAGATCATAAGTGTATTATTTGTAACAAAAATTTACCATTATGCCTTTTAGAAACTGCACATTTGAAACCCAGATGTATTTTAAATACATCTGAGATAAATAATTATAATGTAGTAGAATTTATGTGTAGATATTGTCATAAATTATTTGACGATGGATTAATATCTGTAAATGAAGGTTTGTTAATAGTCTCTGATAAATTAAAGATGTATAATTTATGGTATAATAATGAAATGATTATAAAAGAATATAACGACATAAATAAAATATTTTTTAATTTTCACTATAAATACATATTTCTCAAATAAAAAAATTATAATTTAAAGATATCAAATAAAACATATTTTTAATAATATTTTAAAATATATGTATTATAATCAAAAAAATTGATTTTTATATATTAGATACTAATATACAAATTTAAAATGTCAATGAACGTAAAGCCAAGAAAGTGTTTAAAACAAAAAACACTTAGTAATGACATTGATATAATTGAAAAAATGAAAGGTGAAATTGATACATTCGAAAAAAAAACTATTGATAACGATATTACTGAAGATGAAAATATATCAATCAAAAATAAAGGAACTGGTGCTGGTGGAAAAAATACAAATGCTAATGGTTTAAATTTTGAAAAAGAAACAAATTTTAAAAATTTTTTAGATAAATTAGGATATGTTGATTATTCAAAAAGTTCATTTAAAAGTTTTTTGAAAGATAAAAAAATAAATAAATCTTTAATTGATGGTTGTAAATCGCCTGATGAATGTTACATTAATGAAGAAACAAAACATGTTATTGTAATCGAAAAAAAATTTCAAAATGTCGGTGGTTCAGTATGCGAAAAAATACAAACTGCACCATTTAAAAAATTATTTTTTGAAAAATTGTTACCAACATACAAAATTACTTATGCGTATGTATTGTCAAAATGGTTTGAAAATAATTGTGCTGAAGTTATTGAAATATTAAAAGAAAATTTTAATATACCTATTTTATGTGTAAAAGACAAATATATTGACGAAAAATTTATAGATGAACTTATGAAATAATTAAATAAAAAAATTAGTATGACTTTATAATTACTTCATTGGTCTTTGATTCTGGTTTTTTGGAATTAATTGCTCTTCTACATAATATTTTTTCTATATTGTATTTTTTTTTATCTGAAAATGCATCAGTCACTAATTTTGTATCGGAATTTGACATCATCCATTTTATATCTTTTTGTTTTAATTCATCAAGCATTTTAAAAAGTTTATCATGTAATATACCTTCAAAACCATCTGCAGTATAACTTACAAAAGAAGTGGCATTCTCTGGAACATATGGAGGATCACAATAAACCATATCACCTTTTTTAATATTTAATAAAGATGTTTCAAATGATGCATGTATAAAATTAACATCTTTTATTAAATTACTAATTGTTTTTAATGTTTCTACATTATATATTGCAGGGTTTTTATAATGACCATATGGTACATTAAAACCATTTGGACCAACTCTATATAATCCTCTAAAACAAGTTTTATTTAAAAATAAAAAATATACTGAACCCAATACACTTATTTTATTGATATCATTCATTTCATTATATTTTTTTCTAATCCAATAATAATAAGATTCTTGTGATGTTTTGGCTTCATCTATATTTTTTGGTTTTCTATTAATTTCATCGCCATCAATATTATTATTTTCATCAACTATCTTTTTAATTTCTTTAATAAAATCATTACATTTTGTCTGTATATTTTTATAAAGATAAATTAAAGTTTTATTTAAATCATATGCATATATATTTTTAATTTCTATTTTATTATCTTGCATCAATGTTAAAACACCTAATAAAACACTACCACCGCCTAAAAATATCTCGTGATAATCATTTATTTTTAATGGATAATCATTTAATATTTCAGTTATTATTTGTGTTTTACCACCAACCCATTTTAAAAATGGTTTTTGTAATTCAGTTGTTCCTAAATTATATTTATCTTTAATTAATTGTTCTTTTTTATTAATAATTATTTTCCCTTTCTTACCACCTTTTTGAATTATTAATTCTTGTTGTTGTAGTTCATGTAAATCTTTATCTAAATCATTCATTCTATTATATATATTCTTTATTATATATTTTTTATTATATTTATAAAACATCAATTTTTATTACTATATAATATATAAACATTAAAATAATGTATATGCATACTTTTTGCCTTATATTTTTAACTCGAAACCAATTATTCATAAACTATTTCGAGTAAGTATTCATAAGGCATTGTGGTTTGTATATAATTTATATTTATTGGTTTTGGGTTTCAAACGAAATTTAGGAATTATAATAAGTTTGGAAAGTAAAGCAAATAATATTTAAAAACTTTCTTGCTTTATTACCACTTTATTATAATTGGAAAGTAGAAAATAGTAACAATTGTATTTTTAATTTAGAATACGCAGGAGGAGGAAAAACACACAGAATTAAAAAACTAATAGATGAAAAATTAAAAACAAATCCTAAATGTTCATATATTATCTTATCGCCTTTTCACGATTTTTTAACAGATTTCCGTAAAAATGATTATAATGCTCATACAATAGCACATTATAAATTTAACAATTATTAAAAATTTTTTTCCATATATATATATATATGGAAAAAAATTTTGATATAGATAAATTAGAAACATTTGTAAAGGAAGGAGTTGAAATTTTCAAACAATATCCATTACTTGAATTATATGCTATAAAAGTATTAAATAAAAACTATAAGAGTGAAGATTGTATAACTGAATATTTTAGTTATGAAAGTAGTATAACAAAAAAAAACACTTCGGAATACTGTAACAAAGGTTATAATTATTATGCAAATATATATAACAACGTAGATAGTGAAATATTATTAAATGATTTAAATGAGGATATTTGCAAATATATAAAAAGCATCATGCAAGATATAAATATATTTGACGGAGTAAATAAAATAAATATGAATGATCAATGGTTGAAAACAAATAAAAATTTAAGTGAAGATGATTTAAAATTAGATTTATTTATTGAAGATGAAAATTATAAAGATAAATTAAAAATGAATATATCAAAAATTAAAGAATATATATCAACAATGACAGGCGGTTATAGTTCTTTAGAATCATTGGGTATAGAATTAGAATATATAAAAAAAACGACAAACGGAAATAGAAAATATTTATCAACTTCATTATTTGATCGTGGTTCTAATTCTGAGAATAAGAATATAAATCATTATTCATTATGTTTATTTTTAGCATTTACATTATATAAAAAATATTTACCTGATTATAATTTTGCATTATATATTGATAAATCAATTTCTGAAAGTGTTAATGATAATGTTAAAACAGTAATAGAACATTTAAAAAAAGAAAATAATATAGATATAATATTAGTGACACAAAAACTAGATGATGTGTCTTTAATAGATAAGACAAATAAAAACACTATAGGTTTGTATGGAGCGTTTTATAGATTTTTTATTTATTTAAATCCAGATGTAGAAACAATTATTATGATAGATGCTGACAATTTTCCAACAGAACGATTTTGCGATTATGTAAAGGATTTTGAATTAACGGCAAAAAATGAAACTATAGGAATATTTAAACCACTGTATTATATGCGAAAAAATGTAAATGATGATTGTATACCTCAAATATTGGCAGGTATGCATTGTCTTAAAAAGGAAAAAAACACAATTATGAATCCTAAAATATTTGTATTAATTTATGAATACATATCAAAACAATATGACAAATTTAAAAATGAGTTTTATGATTATTGTGATTCAAACGTAAAAATAAAATATAATACACCCTTCCAATTTGGGTTTGAAGAAAATGCTTTCACAAATATTGTTATGCCTTTTTTTCTAAAAAAGAATATTATTGTTTATCCATTGTTTTTTGATTTTGGCAAAGGTTTTAATTTCTATTATAATGAAATTATTGTTTCATTGAAACCACATATTGCTGATATGATAAATAAAACACTGAGCTTAAATATAAATACCTCAAAATATCTTACTTATTGTCTTCCGGATAATTCTTTCAATTTATATATAGGTATCATATTTACAGGTTATATTTATAAATGTTTAAAAAACAATGTTGATATTTTCATTGATGCTATAAAAAAAGAACATATAGAAAAATTAATGTCAATTAGTGGGTTTTATCATATATATCCAGCTTTTAATATACAAATGAATATTTATCAAATAAATAAATATATTGACGATTTATATAATGGCGACATAGATAATATAAGAATAAAATATGACAAATTACCTATTAGTGCATATAAAGAATTTGGTATTGATTCTTATAATTTTTATAAGAATACAGTTGATGAAGGTAAAATACCAGCATCAATTCTTCCATTTTTAAAAGAAGGTTATGAAGGTTATAAAAATGGAACATACAAAGAGAAATATTTAAAATATAAAAATAAATATCTTAAATTAAAAAATAAGAATTCGTTGTAATGCCATATACTTTCATTTTACAGATAAAAACTATATAAAGAAAATATACAAAAAAATAATAAAATCCTCAAAAATTCAAAAATTCTAAAATGATTTATATATAAAAAAAATAAATGTTCAAGTAAGGCTGATTGCATTATAAAATTATTAAAAACAAATAAATATTTTAATATATCAATAAAATGTATGCATTGTGCACTGCCAGTCATAATAATTCATACTCCAAGAAGTGCAAAAGTATTTCAAAAAGGAGGACAATTTTTTAATAATTTAAATGAAATCAGCCTTACTTGAACATTTATTTTTTTTATATATAAATCATTTTAGAATTTTTGCACTTTAGACGATAATTTATATTTATTAAGACATTCAAATAAAAATTTCTATTTTTACGGAGATATACAACAATTGAGACCAGTAGGTTCAGAAAATTTAAGTATGGATTTTATAAAGTCATTCGCCACTAAATTTAATACAGATTGGAAAAATTACAGAAATACATTTACACAAGAATTTTATGATGATTTAATTGAAAATGGTAAAAATGAAAAGAAAATAAAAGAAAATAAAAGATAGATTAATATTTTACAATAAAATTGTTTAGACAATAGTTAAGACAACATTATTGTAT